AAAATCTCAGCGTCCATCCAGCCGACGAAGGAGCCGACGCCGCCCTTGGCAGCAGCGGCGGTCGCGGGACCGGTGATCTGGAACGTGCCGTACTGGAACCGAGCGTTGACCTGAAGCCGCAGGTAGCCCTGCGAGCCAGCGACCGGAAGCGCGGTGACGCCGCCAACGGTGCCAGCCTCGTCGAGGTACTGAACACCCGTGTTGCGGGCGGTGTGAACGGGGATGATGGCGACCCGACCGTTCCAATCAACGGTCGTCTTCTCCATCAACTCAAGGACCATCATTTCGTTGTTAAGCTGGTCCTGAACGGGACCGATGTAGAATTCCTTCAGGATGTTCTGAAGGGTAGTCTGTGTAGCTACCATTTTAGGTTTCTCCTATTACGCAAAGGGGTTGCCGCCCTTAAGGAACGCCCGGAGAGCTTCGCTCCCCTCTTTGACGTTCTTGGGCTTCGCCGCCTCGCTAGAGACCGGGGCTTCTACAGCACCTGACTTGGCTGGCCTTGGGGCCGCAGCGGGCTTGGCCGCAGCGGGGTTGTCTTTGAGGTAGCGAGAGATCGCCTCCTCCTCGACTTGAGCCATCCATGCACTGTACTGCTCGGCCACGTTCTCCGCTGAGAGCGACGGGTTCTGAGCAACAGCCTGCAAGATTACATCGCGAGTCGCCGACGGATACTTCTGAATCGCAGCGCCCACTTCGGCCTCAAGAGACTGACGCGCCAATGCGACCTCAGTCTCGTGGAGCCGTGCGCTGAGTTGCTGGAGAGCCGGATCTACCGACTTCTGTGCAGTGGGCTCATCTTCGCCCAGCAACTCCTTTAGCCACGCTTCATCGTCATCAGCCTTCGGCTGCGGTGCAGCTTGCGCTGGAGCAGGTTGAGATGCATGACGCTGCGCCTGTTCACGGAGTTGTTCGAGTTGAGCCTTCAACTCTGCCGTCTCCGTCTTGAACTGGTTGCGCGCCTCAATCACCTCTTTGAACCGCGTATACGGGACGCGGTGACCCGGTTGAACCTCTTCTTCCTCAGCCTGGCTGTCACTGGCTTCGGTCTTCTGAGGCTCAGCTTCTGCTCCACCCTCCGCTTCTACCTTTACGTCCCCTGCGGTGTCGGACGAACTGGCGGGATCGGCTTCCTCAACAGGCGCTGCCTCGGCTGGCTCCTCTGCGGGAGCAGCCTCCTGAGCGGGCTCTTCTGCCTGGAGAGTCTCCTCACCAAGCATCATCCCCCGCATCCTCTCAGCATCACCTTCTTGTAGAAAACCCATGTCCCCTCCACCGTTTAACGCCCGGTACGGCGATCATCATGTGCTACGTCAAGCAGCGAGCCTTGGTTGTAAGGCGTTCCCCAACGGTCAGAGTTCTCTTTACCGAAGTGGTCGGAGTATACCTTGCCCGTTGTCCGCTCAAACTGCAAGAGTTCGGCAAAAGTGGAGGGCTTCTTGGCTAAAGACTCCTGCTTCATGGGCTCGATCTGATCAAAACCCATCAGCGCCAACGCATAAGCGAACACCATGTCATCGTGTTTCTTCGACGACGCCTCCGGCTTGCCCTTGTCGTTGTAGACAAATGTGTTCACCTCACACTTCATGCGCTCATCTTCAATGGCCAGCCAGCCCTTGGAGACGTACTCATGAAGCCTAGCCAGCATAACTGGCCTGGTGTTCTGGTTGGTGTTGAAGCCAACTCGATCAAGCCACCTGTCAGCGAGCTTATCGTACTGGGTTCTCCTGAACATATAGGCCCACTCATGAGCCATGAGGTATTCGAGGATGCTGAGGCCGTACGTGTTGGACTCCACAACGCACAGGGCGTTCCACTTCTTGGCCTCTCTCAGCACCACATCGCCAAACTCAGACGGGGGGATCCTCTGATAGTACGTGGCGACCACAACCGGCTTCTTCTTCTCGGTGACATCCATCACGCAAAACGACGAATAGTCCCCGCTGGGTGAGCCTGACGCCACATCAACGCCCATGGTGTAGACGTGATAGGGGATGGGCTCGCTCTGTATGTACTCACGCCGGCCAGAGTTGGCCACTGCGTGGGGGAAGATGACCGGGAAGTACCGCTCACCGCTGGTGATGAAGGCGTGCTCTGCGTCGAGCGGGTACTCTTGGAGGAATATGTTCCAGTTAGCAGCGCACTTCGTCTGATAAGTCAGGTGCGCCCAATTGTACTGTGCTTCCGTGAGGTTATACCTCTTTGCATACTCTTGGACTTTGGGGATTGCGGCCTTGGGCTGCGCTGGCGAAAGATAATTGGGATCTTTCGTCCAGCCGTAGAAGATCTTGGTAAAGCCACTGTCCTCGATCCACATCCGGTGGGCGTCGTTGATGCCGTTAGCGGTGGTTTCAAGGACAATCTCAGCACCAGGGCCAGCGGTCTGGAAGGCAGCCGCAATGGTTCGATCTACGTCGTTCCAGAAAGCAAACTCTGAGCAGTGAAGGCTCTGGTACGTCGTTCCGCGAAAGGAGTCGGAGTTTGCCGTCGCAACGCGGATCAGTCCACCATGAAAGAACACCAACTCCCTGACGTTCGACTTCTGAGTGGGGAACTTCAGGAAGTTAGGCAGGAGTTCATACGCTCTTTTGTAGATCTCAAAAATGACCTGAGCGCTCTCGGCGCTGTGCGCGATGACACACACCCGGAAGTTCGGGATGAACATCGCCTTCCACAGGTTCCGCATCGCGATGGCCGTCGTCATGCCAAGCTGACGAGCCTTCAGGATGTAGACCCAGCGGTAGTCCTCGACAGAGTCGTAGAACTCTGCCTGCGCGGGCTTGGGATCGAAGTACACCGATCGCCCGCGCTTATCTACAATCTTCAGGTGCTTGCAGAACTCACTGAAGTTCTTGGCGCAGGCGGCGATGCGCTTGGCATCGGCACCAGATGACATCAGTGAACGCTATCCTCTTCGGAGTCCCGATGCTCCGCAGCCTTGCCCAAGATGCGCCCAATGTCCTGCGGGGAAAGCTCGCTGGTCTTCAGGGCCTCGGTCTTGGCCTTGATAAAGTTGATCTCAGCAGCCGCCTTCTCGCGAGACAATTCGTCCAGTTCCTTGCGGTGGGCCGCTGTTGACCGGGATGCGGTCCTGAACTCATCGCGAGTGCGCTCCAAGATCCAAGCAGCAGCGCGCCAATCCTTCTGGGAGTGGAACGTAATCTGATCGACCAAGGCAATAGTCCCAACCGCCTCAGCCCTCTCAACATCAGCAGCGAACTCGGCCTTCGCCTCGTCCTTCAGCCAATAGCGGAGGGTGCGGATGGAGATGCCGGCACGCTTGCACACAGAGGTGCGAGTATGACCAGCCTCAAGACCCTTGATGATCGTCTTGGTTACACCAAGGCAGAACTTGTTAGACATCACACCCTCCCGCGACCAGTGAAACGCTTCAGAGCAGCAGACCGCTCCGCAGGCTTGGAATGCTCGGCCAGGCAGATGTGAAAGGCCGAGAGGAAGTCAGTCACGTTGATCCCAAAGCGCACCTTATCGAAATGGCGCTTGTTGGAGTTCACCGGATTGTCCTCCATCTTCTTGCTCATCGTCAGCAGAACCTTCCGGCAGACGCGGTGCTTCGGGGACAACTCCTTGTCACGGTACGGGGCCAGCTTGATCAAAGCATCCTGAATAAACCCTATCGTGATGTGGCGCGTCGTCTTGACGTTCAGGTCCTCGTCCATGTTCATGGGGTTGTAGAAGAGCATATCAACGCTCTTCTTCACCTCGCCCAAGGTCTCCGCGAGCATCCCCTCAACGATGTCTTTGGGGAAAAGCGGAGACGCTACGCCTACTACATCGCTCATGCGCCGTACCGCTTGAGCATGTTGACGACGCCAAGGATGCCCACAACGCGCTCCTGCTGGCGGAGTTGCTGCATGATCGCAACCAGCAGCTTGCCGTCATCGCCCACGTAGGTAACAAGGCGGTTGGCGAAATCAATGATGTCGGCAGGGGCCTCGCCCTCAGTGAGCTTCAGCACCTCAACCGGGCGACCCACCTTCTTCGGAGCCTCCTCGCTCTTGGCCGGGGCCTTCTTCTTGGCAGGAGCCTTCTTCGTTTCGGTCTTCTTGGTGGCCATAGAGTCTAATCTCCCTGGGCTTTGGCAAGCGCCCTAGCTCGTTTGAGAACGATACGTGCGAACAATCTTGATCGTCTGTAGCACTCATTACCGCTATTCCAATGACATAGGGCCTTGGCCCAGTTCTTATACTTTGTACGGTATCTTCTCAGCGCAGACAAGCCCGCAGCCACCAAGTCGCACCCCTCGGCGCTGCGATTTGGACAATGGTAACGCGGCAGGACTTGTAAAGGGCCAAGAGCCCCGACCGAACTCTCGGCCTCCGGGTTGAACCTGCTCTCTGTGTAGGACAAAGCGACGGCGATATGGGGTGGGAGGCCACCCTCCATGGCCCCCACCCCAACCTCCATGCAAGTCCTGAACGCACGCTCAGGGGGCTTTGAAGGCTGCCAACCCATAGCATGCATGCACAGGGTGCTGACAACGAACCACTCGGTCATTTCTTTAGATCCTCTTCGGTGATGGCTCGCCGGAATTCTGTCTCTTGGCCCTCTTTGAAGTCCGTTGTGGCCTGCACCCTCGGCACCTGACCGCGCTGCTTGGTCACAGGGGGAGCCTTTTTACGCATCATCCGCTGCGCCAAGCCCACCGCCTCAGTGGTCAGAGACCCCGACCCAATACCCAGGACAACGCCCATCGTTGGGTTTTCGGGGATCATCAACCAACCAAAACCAGCACCAGATACCACAGATACCACCCTCAACAACGTACCCCGCCACCACGGCTTTGCGCCTGTTCGCTCAATGACGCCTTGCTGAATCGCCTTCTTCACCGTCTCGGTGATCGCACCAGCAGCAAGAGCGCTGATGGCGATAACCATCGCGATTCCTTCCCATGTCAGGCCTTCAATCAATAGCCTTTCTCCTAGCGAACTCGGCTAGGAGCATAGCATCAGCGGTCGCATGAACCACCTTTTCGCCGGGAAATAGACGCTGGGCAGCGGCCTTGGTCACGTTCTTGTCACCCTTGGACAAACACCCCATAGCTCGCTGCCATGTGCCCGGAGGGACGGTCTCAAACCGCACCCGGTGACACACCAACAGGCCGCGGCAGAAGCCATACGAGGTGCCAAACTTGAACGTAGACGCCACCCCCTGCCTCGGCATCGATGACACCTTCTCAAGCATCGCCGCCTGAGTGTGCTCTCTGCATTCTTCAATGAAATCAGAGATGTCATGCTCGGTCTCAGACAGCCTGATGCCGTCTATGAACTGGCCCTTGTGGTCAATAACCACGATAGCCCCGGAGTATCCGGGGTCGATTCCCATGTATAGCCTCACCACAAACCCTCCATGCTGAATTGAGCGCCCGGCTCACAACCTGTCATGTCGCCATCTCCCCACTGAGCGGCCATCGCCTTAGCGATGCCTGTGTATGTCTTGCTTCTGAGCTTCCATCTCTCCGGGCTTGGTGCCATCCGGTGGATCTTCGCCTCTCTCCCCTCGACTGTGTGCGTTGGGTGGAGCGGTGGCAGCCCTTTCAGCCAAAAACAAGTCGCCTTGGTCTCTCCGTGGCCAAACTGCCACGGCTGTATGACCTGATCTGGCCTCCTGATCCTGCTGCTTATGATGCTTATGGGGTTCTCCAGGGCGATCTTCGGTATCGGGGCCGACAAAAGCGCCGAAACAAATGCTAGCGCCTCCTCTTGCTCTTTGAGTTTTTCCTTGAACCACCTAGCCCCGCTCACAGCCAAGTGCGTGCAAGGGGGATGGGCAATCATCAGGTCCCATCCATCATCCAGAACATCCAGCACAGATCCCTCGTAGTGAGGGCCAGGCACCTCTGTCGGCATCAGGTCGCAACTCATCGCATCGTGCCCTCTAGCTATGAAGGCATCCCGCACTGTGCCGCTGAACTCACACGCCACAAGTACGCGCATCAGTTCCCCCTCGGTAACTCGATGTGCGTAATCATGGGCTGCCTCCTCTTCTCATCAAAGACGAGCAGGACGCTGGGCGCTGTAGACGCTCCGGTATGTCCATCTGCCCTTGTGAAGTGCAGCCTGCCCTTGATGAAGCGGGCTTCTGCCGCCTTGGTGCCGTACTCGTGCCACCATGCTGTGTCGGTTCTCGCAAACACCAAGACGACAACAGTGATGCCCTTTAGGCTCTCTTCGTACGCCTTTCGCATCCAGTCTTTAACGCTTCGGCCATACGGTGGGTTGAGCCATACAGCAGACCCTCTCTGGCTCCAGTCAACGGACAGGGCGTCCTCTTCTTTGGCGATGTAGTTTGTGACGCAGGCGTTGTGGGCCGAAGCTGCGGCGTCTAGGTCAAAGCGGAACTCTGCGTTGACTGCCTTGAAGAGATCTTTCGGAGTAGCCCAGTCCTCAGACCCCGTCTTATCGGTGTCTGAGAACAGTTGTCCCTGGTTCCATGGTGAAGACTCCATGGTCAAATGCCCTCAAAGCGCATGCGGCGACCGCTCCAGCGGACATCCTCTCTCGTAAGGCTATGAGGAGGGCCATGTCGAAACTTGTCCATGCCTATCTCAGCGCAGTTGGTGGGCTCCTTGTCGTCAACAAGGCGAGGCTGCCAAGGGACGAGGGCCAGATCGCAATCGTCCTCAATGCTGCCAGAGCCCTTCGCCTGCTGAATCGTAGGACGACGACGCTCGCGCTTCGCTGATAGAACAGGCTGACTCAGAACGACAGACACACAGTCCAACTCAACAGCCATGTGCTTGAGAGCCTTCGAGTTGCTGGAGATGTCCTCCTCTGTCGTCGAGTCCTTCTTCCCAGAGCCAGACTTCATCAACTGGATGTAATCAACAACAACCATCCCGATAGAGCCATGGCGGTTCTTGATCGACTCAGCAACAGAACGAATCTCAGACACCGAACCCTTGCTCGAATCAATCACCGTGATGGGAAGACGGCCAATGTTCGTACCAGCGTTCACAACCTCAGCCACATCGTACGAAGACATCCCAGGCTGCTCGTGAACGTGAACAGGAACACCGCACTCCGCTGCGATCAAACGTGCGTAGATCTCATCTGGCTTCATCTCAAGAGAGCAGATCAAAACAGGATGACCCAAACGAGCAGCGTTAATGGCCAAGTTGTTCACCGCGAAGCTCGTCTTCCCATGACCAGACGAACTCATCACTACAACCTGCCAACCCGGACGAATACCACCACCAAGACGCTCGTCCAACAAACCAATCCCAGTCTGAATGCGGCTGTCCACCAACTCGCCATCTTGAATCTGCTTCATGCGCTTCAAGTACTGGCGAACGCCATCCCGAGCCTCCAAGCCACCAGAAGAACCACGAGACAAAGACAAGTCGCGCCAACGAGTCATCGAAGACTCCAGGGCCGACTCGCCATCCAGCTTGCGAGCCTCTTCGGCGCTGTCTACACCAGCGATGACGACTGAACGCTTTAAGGAGATCGAACGCAACGAAGAACAGTAATGAACCAAATGGCTAGACAAACCCGTCTTGTCCATCACGTTGCCCATGGTCACAAAACCACCAGAACGATCCCAGATGCCCAATGAACGCAACTCGCCTTCAAGGGTCATGGGATCAACGGGAATGGACTTGGAGCGAAGACTCAACATCGCTCGGCAAAAATGTGAATGACACTCCAAGTAGAAATCCGAAGGCTCTACACCCATCTCCTCTAAAACAACAACGCCATCAGGACTCACCAAAACACTACCAAGAACCTCACGCTCTAACTCAACCGAATGGGGAAGAGAACCATACAAAACAAACACCGTCCCTCGCGCACACGCACGCGCGCGTCTAAAATTACTGTATTCTCCCTACCCTCCCCCCCCTAAAGGGGGGAGGGTAAGGGAGGGGGTATGGACAAACTAGGCAATAAATGGCATGATCAGTCCGTCAACTTCACCAAGTCGCCAAGACCACAACCAAGCTCGCGACAAAGACGAACCAGGCTCGACAACGAAGGCGTACGATGACCAGACTCAACCTTCGACAAGTAGGACTGAGTCAAACCACTAGCCTTCGCCAAACGATTCTGACTAAGACCAAGACCCTCCCGGATCTCAACTATCCGTAAACGATAACCTTCCAAAACCTTAACCTCCATGTCCACATAGGCATAACATGCCTCTGAGGCAAGGTCAACCGAAGGGTTCAAATTTCTGGCCACGGTTTTTGTGTACCACCCCGTCGCCTCGGTCTGGCCGAACTTGATTCACCCCCCCCCCCCCCCCCCCCCCCCCCCCCCCGGGGGGGGCGGGGGGGGCCCCCCCCCCCCCCCCC